CAAAACCAACATTACCTGCTAATACAACTCTATCTATTGTAGAATTTGGAGCATTATTTGGAGAGTGTGGCATCCAACCTTCCATTACTATTAAATCATCTTCTTCAGGTCGTATCCAATATTCTTAACCATTTTCTCCTTTAAAATATAATACACCATCTTCACCTTCCATTATATCAGGCATTTGTATATAATATACATAGGTGTAATGTGGAATGAATGATTTTGTTTTTTTATTAATTTCTGTATGAGTATGGAATTTGTTCTTTTCATCATAGAAATTTTCTTGTACAGGTTCTTTTGAGCGAACTACATTTACCCACGCATCCGTATTAATCTTATTAAATTCTTTATGAAATTGTGATTTGTATATTTCTTTACATTTATCAATTCCATATTGACAAACCTCATCCAATTTGTTTTCTATTGTAAAGTTTCCATTGAAATTTATATCATTAATCCATTCTTTTTTATATCCAAAACCATCGGTACGAACTACTTCTTTTAAAGAGCTTATTAAATTATTAGCTTCCTTTAAGATGGTATCTTTATGAGATGATAAATTTAATTTACCTTTCCATATAAATGTAGTATCATCGAAGTAGACCTTTTCCATATTATATTAATTCTTTGTGTAAAACCTTTTTGTTTTTCTTAAAAATCATTTGGTAATTGTATATAAAGAAAGTTAATTCGGTTTCACCAACCTCTTTTAAATCAAACATTTTTAGTAATTCAGCATTTGTTTTTGGTATCAAATTATTATTATCATCTAATATTAATTTTAGTTTTTCTGGAATAGGCATTTCGTATGATGCTTTCCAAAATGGAGTATCGAATCTTTCTGCTAAATAATGATACCTAACAAACATCATATTCTGTTCATTAACACTTGCACATGAATCATTAAACCTATCTCTATAAGATACATCAAATTTAGCACTTATCAATCTCTTTAACTGCATTATTGTCGACATCAATGAGGTAGCCTCTAACGGCTCTATAAATCCAGAAGATAAACCAATAGCAACACTATTACCTATCCAACTTCTTTTATGTCTACCTGGTTTAAAATCAAATACTTTTTGTATAGTAATTTCTTTACCAATATAATCCTCTACTTCCTTCTTAGCTTCTTCAACAGTAATGAATTCTGAATTGAATGTATATCCACATCCCCATCGGTGTTGTAATGGTATCTGCCACATCCAACCTGAATTCATTGAAATCATATTAGTATGTGTTACATCTCCTATTGAGTATTGATTTTCTTGTGGTAAGAAATATGCCATAGCTGTATTCAACAAAAGATATTTAGAATAATCAATCCATTCCTCATTATGAACCTTACCTATAATAACTTTAGCGAATCCACTACAATCAAACACAAAATCCACATCTTTAATATCAATTCCTTCCTTAAGTGAAATAGAGTGAATATCATCACCATCTTTACTTACATTATCAACTTCACCATCAATCCACTTAACACCTCTTGATAACGATACCTCCTTTAGATATTCCGCTACCATTCTAGCATCAAAATGATATGCGTAGTTCTGTTTATATTCATTTGGTTTAGGTCCGGTAAAAAGATGTGATGAACTTTTACCATCACCTGTCCAATTTGATAGAGTTAATCCGAGTTTGCTAGTACATCCAGTTCTTTTAAAAAAATCATTTTGGTTTATTTCCAGCAAAGATAAAAATGCGCCAAAGTTAGGAGTAGCACCCTCACCTGCTCCCAATATTCCAATCTTAGAACTCTCTATTAGAGTAACAGATGAATCTTTCCAAAATTTATTAACAGATAAAGCGGTTAACCAACCAGCAGTACCTCCACCTATAACAATTATATTTTTCATATTAAACTAACTTTTTTAATTGATGATGGCCAAACATTCAACGAATATCTTAGACCAGATTCTATAGTATCAACCGAATGTGTTATATTAGAATCAAATATAAACACACTTCCCAATTCTTTCGGTACTGAATACTCTACTTTATTTATATTGTATTTAACCAACCCTCCTTCATAATTATCATTTAACTGAATAATAAGTGTTATAGTTGCACCATTTATTATCTCATGCTTATCTTCATGTGAATCCAAAAAATCTCCATCGGAATAACGATTAAATGAATACTTTGGAATAGAAGTATATGTTACACCATTGAATGGATTTAACCCATTTGAAATTGATAAAATTTTATCTGATATACTCTTTATACGGGAATCTGATAATACATCATCTATGAAATACCCACCCATTCTTTTATTACCAATGTATTCAGTATCTTCTTCCACCACCACTCCATTTAGGATTCTAGACGATTTCATTTGATGTAATCCATTAGCTTCTCCAACGGAAATTATATAATCACATTCTTCTTTACTTAAAAAGTTTTGAATAAATTTGTAAAACATTATTTATCTTTTAATCCATATTTAATCCACTTATACCATACTCTTTCATGTAGATAATATTGAATGGGTTTATACACTAATTCTGCCACTCCAAATGCAGCCCCTACTTTAATTGAACCACTTACCCACCACATTATACCAAATCCGATTAGAGTTGATATAATACGATATGAGATGGTCTTAGCGATATGTCTTTTACGTTGTACTATCACTATCCTTTAGTTTCATCATAAGTAATATTTCCATCTGGTGTCATATGACCTGTTCTGATTGCAGTTCCACTAATTACTGCTACATCGGATGGTGGTTCATGATAGATTACATCATACCCTACACCTCTACCATAGTTTACCGATTCTATATCTGGAATAATAGATAACAAAATCTTATCGAAATTGTTTGTAAAGAATGGTTCGTTTGATAATTCTTTAAGGATTTGATGAGCTGTCTTTGGGTTGTTCTCATCTTGCTGAACATCTCTAATTGCTACCCAAACATTTTTACCTTGATTTAATTGTTGATTAATTAACCATTCATGTCCTTTATGCCAATTCTGCCATCTTCCGATGTACAATGCGTATTTTTTCATATTATATTAAATTTATTTTTTCATTTATATGTTGTTTTTTAATTGGCATCACAATTGACCACCTTTCACCATTTGTAATTTTCTTTATTTCGTGCCAAATTCTACAATGATATGATAATGCAGTTCCGATTTGTTTCGAGATTAGAACTTCATTGTTATTATCATCCCAACATACATATTCTCCTCCTTCATACGAATCGTTTAATTGGATTCCTAAATTATATCGTCTAGTATCGAACCCTTCGGCTAAATCTATATGTTTTGAAAAAGAATCCCCAACTCCATATTGATGTAAAGTACAATATTCTACTTTGTTAATAGTATTTAATTCAATATTATTAGTATGACTAAACCATATTAATATTTTTTCAAACATCCATTCCGTTTCTGATATATTTGGTATGATAGATACTCTATATGATGTGTTATTTGTCACAATTTTATTACCATCTATTAATTTAAAATTATTAGATAAATTAAAATATTCACTTAATTTAGTAGGTTGTAATTTTATATATGATTTTATTAAATCACATTCCTCTTTATTAAATAATGGATGTTGATAAATCATAAATCTAATTTTTCCAATAATTTTCTATATGATTGAAATTCATTATCAATTGTCGTATCACAATCTATAAAATTTTCAATTGGAGGCTGATATCCTTCTACAAAGAAATGCTCCCTACCTCTACTCTCCGTTGTATGAATATATATTTCTTTGATATTATCATCCCCTATTAATTGTTTGAATGAATCTCTTTGGTCTTTATATGGGGATACTAATGATACTAATGCAACTCCACCTTTGTTATGGATAAAGTGTGCAAGATGTTGAGCTAATTCTACATTCTTTCTACGCCCCGCTTCCGAATAATCTTTGTTATTAAAGATTTCTCTTATATCATCTCCATCTACAATCATCGGTTTCATAGGATGAAGATGTGTATATAACATTTTTACTAAGGTCGTTTTACCTGCTCCTGGCTGACCTGTTAACCAATATATCATGTGTATAAGTATTTTATTATTATATCACTTTGTGAAAGTTGTAAAGTTTTATAACTTGTTACATTTGCTATGTATTCAGATAGATATTGTCTTTGTATATCATTGTACCACTCCATATCATTATTTAATATAGTTTCCAAATGATTCATAAATTCATCACCTTCTCCAAAAAAATATATAGGTGAGTTAAAGGTAAATCCAATCTTTTCCAATTGTTGCTTAACTTCCTTTTTACCATAATAAACAAATGGATTACCGGCTTTAAGTGATTTATGTATCTTCTCCGATAGATATGTTCCTTGCATTCTTAATAGATGATTAGTTTCGGTTATAATCTCAAAGAAACATTCAAAATATATTCTATAGTTAAGAGCAACAGTTCCAATGTGATTTATACCTAATATCTTTTTTCTCTGAACCTCCACCTCACTTATCTGAGATAATCCAGGATATGTATCATAATATTTAGGATATTCTATACCATACTCCTCACACTCCCTATTAAAAGATTCCTCTGACTCTATTCCCACGTTTGTATCGTTAAAATTTATTAAGTTAAAAGATATATTACCATCAGATTGCTTACCTAATTTATAAATAAGTTTAAGTATATTAAATCGAGTTTCAGAAAAATGATTATTAAGAAACATAAATTTCTTTTTAAGTGTTCCTAAGTCATTTTTTTTAATCGTATATAGTGAATTTATAAATTCAGTATCACAATCTTCTAATGTCCATTGATTGGTATTATAAAATATAAAATTCTCTTCTCCTAAATAATTTATATTATTTGTTAAAAATAAAATAGGTTTGTTATGTAGAATCTCTCTATAAAATTTTACAATATCATTGGTTAACTCACTTTCTTCAACTGCAAAATTTATAACAAATTTTAATGGATTATCAAAATTATATAAAGATTCAATTTTGTTTTTTATTTTGGAAACCAATAGGGGATTGTTATAATTAAATGTATCCATTGATTTACCAATTTCAATTAATTTAATATTTCTATTAAATGGAGTACTACTGGTAAATCCTTTTGGTAGGGTGAATACTACCGCACCATCTCTCATTTCAGTTTCTCCATTATCTCTTATGTAAAGTGCAGGTAACATTATATTAGTTTATTAGTTAGTAAGTTTAGAATCGATTCACCAAAATATTCATGTCCTTCTAAACTATAGTGTAAATTTTCTATACCAACATCTTTCAATGTGTATGTATTTTCTTCAATCTTCTTCGTTTCCTTTAAAGGTAATACACCTTTTAGTATCTTATCATATCCAAACTCCATAGTATTTGCCATACGGTGTGCAACTGAGTGACCATTTGTTCCATTCATATTAAGTAGATGTTCATACGCCATTAAGTTATTTAGATTTTCATATTGAACTAAATAATCAGTAAGGGAAAAGTTTGTTAGATAAGAAAAGAATGTATGAAATTTATCAGCATCAACTGGTATGCCGTTTTGCTTTAACCAATTTTCTACAATGTTAATTTGATTCATACCTGGATTTAAAGAATGGACTAAACTTTTGTATGTCATATCCGTTCTAAATGAACCACTCCATTGAGTTATACAAAGAGGATTTTTAAATTTTTTAAATGATTCTTTGTCGTATTTTTTAAATACTCTTTTATTCGGGTCTAAGAATACCCAATTATCTTCACCTAATTTATAATCATATATAAAATATGGATTTACTTTGGGTTCAATATCATATAGATAATACCACCTACGAAGAATAGATTTATTAGATGAACCACTCTTAGATATGTTTAAAAGTGGAACACCTAATAATTCTGCTATTTTTAATCCCCAGCTAAAAGACCTATCGAGAAATACCTCATTATTAGAATAGTTTTTTAACTCTAGCCAATAATCGTAATACTTACATTCTTCTTTGTATGTATCAAACTGCCTATATAAACCATTACCTTCCGAAAAAGAATCTCCGTTGATAACTACTAAATCATAACTCATAATCAAAATTTATTTTAACCCACTTCTCTCTACTATCCAATTCAAAAGAAGCTATATATTTT